CCCGAATCCAGTTACACCCAGAACGCGGTGTTTGCGGCAGGTCGGAAGATCGACCGCCTCATCATCGCGGCCTTTACCGGCACGGCGAAAACCGGCGAACAGGGCGCGACCAGCACCTCGTTTACCGCTGGCAACGAGATCGACGTGGCGATTGGCGGAGCCAACAGCCGCTTGAACGTCCAGAAGATGCTGGATGTGAAAGAGTTGATGCAGCGGCAGTATGTGGACTTCGATGTAGAAGAGGTCTACATCGGTTTGACCGCCAAGGACGAAGCCAATCTGCTCAAGGAAATCCAGATCATCAGTTCAGACTTCAACGGCATGGATAAGCCTGTCTTGAAGGATGGGCGAGTGGATCGCTTCCTAGGCATGCAGATGGTCCATTGCGAATTGATCGAGTCCGCCGCCGCCGGCACCAACGAAGTCAACGTACCAGTCTGGGCCAAGAGCGGGATGCACTTAGGCGTCTGGAACGATGTGACGACCTCGATCTACAAGAACATGCAACTCCGGGGTGAACCGTGGGAGTCGTACATCACGGCGACCTTCGGGGCGACCCGGCTCGAAGAGAACAAGGTGTATAACATCGAGAGCTACAGAGCATGATTTATCAATGAGTTGCAAGGAATACAAGAAGTGACTCTTGAGAAAAGCGACATCACTTGGTTGGCAGGATTTATAGACGGCGAAGGCTGTTTCTATTTTCCTAAAAGCCAAGGGGCTCCGCGAGTACAGGTTGCACAGAAAGATCCGTGGCCTCTGTTGAAAATTCAACAGATGGTTGGCGGGAGAATGTACCGATTCAATGGCAGTACTAAGCCGAGTGAATCGTACAACCTTCTGATGATTAGTGGCGGGAAAGCCATTGGTCTGATGATGACGTTGTACACATTTCTCTCGCCTCGCCGTCAGGCCAAAATCGTAGAGATTATTGGGCGATGGCGGGCCTTGCCATTGCGAGGCAAAGCCAACATCAAAACGCATTGCCTCAGAGGGCACGAATTCACGCCGGAAAATACCTACACGAAAACGAAAGGTCGTGGCAGGGAATGTAAGGCGTGCATTGCGATTCATCATGAGAAGCATCGGCTGAAGTTACTAACTGCGTAAAGGAGAATGATATGGCGATTGATTTGACTCTTAAAGGTGTGCAGATCACGAATCGGGAAGCGACCCCGCGAGTGCTGAATGATCCGGGGTTGGGCGAAGGCGCGATTGAGAAGTGCGCGTATGGACATATCGCCAGCGTCACGGCGGCCTTGTCCATTACCTCCATCATTCGGTTGGTGTCCATTCCGTCCAACGCGATTGTGACGGATGTGCGCCTCTCTAGTGCCGCACAGACGGCGGGCAAGTTCGACATCGGCCTCTACCGGACCAACGGAGACGGCGGGGCCGTGGTCGATCAAGACTTCTTCGCCTCGGCGGTGGATTGCGCCTCGGCTGTGGTGAACGTGGATGTGCTGAACGAATCCACCAACAACACCCTGGCGAAGCAAGGCTTGCAGGTATGGGAAGCGGCGGGCATGTCTGCTGATCCCAAATCGCAACTGGATGTGTGCGCCGTGGTCACGACCACCGATGTCACCACCGGCACGGGAGCCTTGGCCTTGCGCGTCCGGTACGTGCAGTAAACAGGAGGTGCTTGAATGGCCGACCGATTCTATAGCGTGGTGTTAGGCGAAACGGTCCCGTCTCAAGTGACGGAAGGCAGTTCGACCTCCAGCGAAGCGATTGAATTGCGTGTAGCGGATAGCGTCTACACGAACAAGTTGGCGGTGCTGAACGGGCTGAAAGCCATTGAAGGCTATCTGCAAACCGTGGAACCGTCCATCATCAGCTAGCACGGGGGACGAGTGAGAGTCTGTGTCGCAGTCCCGAACGGAGGCACCATCAAGTCGCGTCTCATGACCGACTTGGTGGCTGCGCTCTTTTCGGCTCGCAATACGATTAGCTTTTTGTGGGCCGAAACCGAAGGGACGCTCGGCCCACATAACCGATGGCTCGCGGCGAAACAAGCCGTGGACGCTGGGGCCGATTACCTCTGGCTGATCGACAACGATATGTCCATCCCGCCGACGGCGCTCCCGATGCTTCTGGCGGCGGATAAAGACTTGATCGGCGCGGATTACAACTACCGCAAATTCCCGTTGCAGACCGTCGTCAAAGTCTTAGATGCCGAGGGCAACGTGACGTTTGCCGATGAGTCCACCTTCCCGAACGAACCCTTCCGCTGTCATGCGATTGGCTCGGGCTGCAAGCTGGTGAAAGTCAGTGCGCTCCACCGCATTCCGCAACCCTGGTTCGCATTGGCATGGGATGAACGGGGCGCACTCTCCAAGACCGATGATGTGTGGTTCTGCGAACAAGCGGCGAAGGCCGGCATTGAAACGTGGTGTTACCCGAATCTCGGCGTGCGCCACATCGGGGACCATCTGTACTGAACGTGAGGGGCTATGGCAACGAGCGTGGTGTCGATTGCGAATCTCGCCCTGCAAAAGCTCGGGGAGTCGCCTATTGTCTCGATGAGCGAAAACAGCGGGGCCGCTCGTGCCATGAACGCCTGCTACGAGGCGATGCGGGATCGGGAATTGCGGGCGAATTTGTGGAAGTTTGCCAAACGGCGGGCGACCCTCGCCGCGCATGTCACCGAACCGGATTTTACCTTTGGCTATGCCTTTCCCGTCCCGTCTGACTTTCTCCGCTTGATTAAACCTGCCCGCGTCGGCCTGGACTGGCACCTGGAATATCATGAAGGCGTCCTCGCCATTCTGACGAACGACGGCGACAGCCTCGAAATTCGCTATATCGCCAAGATCACCGACCCCACACTCTTTGACCCGCTCTTTGTCGAAATGCTGGCGTGCAAGATGGCCGCGCATTGTGCCGAAGCCCTCACGCAATCCAACAGCAAAAAGCAGGCGGCGATGGAAGAGTACAAAGAGGTGCGGCGGGAAGCGCGGCAGATCAACGCCTTTGAAGTGAATATCCAGCCGGTGCCGGTGGACGAATGGCTCACGGCGCGGTGGCATGGGCAACTCATCAATCAGGAATGGGACGAAGAATAAGGAGGCAGTATGGCCGCAGGCGCATGGACATTCACCGACAATACACGCACGTATCTCCTCAATGGGACATTTGATCTCGATACCGACACCTTTTACATGGCGCTGTTTCTCTCGACCTCGAATATCGGGGCGTCTACGACCACCTACGCCGGATTGACCAATGAACACGCCAATAATAACGGCTACACGACTGGCGGGATTGCGCTGGGGTCACTGGCGTTGTCGGGCACCTCGACCGTGACCGTTGACGAAACCACGAACCCGGTCTGGACGGCTTCAGGCGGGTCAATCACCGCACGGTTCGCCGTCATTTACGAATCGGGCGGGAGCGTGCTCTGCTATTGCCTGTTAGATAACGCCCCCGCTGATGTGACGGCGACCGATGGCAATACCTTAACCGTCACGTTCCACGCGAGCGGGATCTTCAGCTTAGCGTAAGAGGGATATGGCCTACCCCGTCGTTGCCGCAACCAATACGACCGCCGATACCGACGGCACTAGCACGGTTATCAATATGCCCGCGTCGATCAGCGCGGGCGATCTATTGATTGTGTGGGATGCCAACGATGCGACGGGGACGCCTCGGTCACAGTCCGGAGGGAGCGATTGGACGCGCATTAGTACGGGAGCCAACGGGACCACAGTCTCGATGGCGATCTTTGCCAAGATTGCGGCTGGGGGCGATACCTTGACCTTGGCGGGAGCCGCGCAGGATAGCGCGACTGTCAGCGTGCGGATTACCGGCCACGGCGTAACCAATGTCCGCGTGGATATTATCATCGGGACGCCGGCCACGGGGACCGATGCCGCGCCGGACCCACCCACGGTGACGCATGGGGGGCCGCAGGATTACCTCGTGATTGAAGGATTCTCAGCGGACGACGATACCGAAACCGCGACTTATTGGAGCACGAACTATAGTGCCGTGAACTGGGCGCAATCGGCCAATTCGACGAGTTCCTGCATGGTCGCACTCGGGCAGCGCAGCGTCAACGGCACCAGCGAGAACCCCGGCAAGATGGCTCTCGGGGGGGCCGAAGCGTGGGTGGCACAGACGCTCAGTATTCCGCCAGTCCTGCCGACGTTCTATCAAAAGTATAGCGATGCGTTTACTCGGGCCGACAACACTGATCTTGGGAGCGAGTGGGATGCAGGCTATACCGGGCGTGACCCGATTAATCTCGTCTCAAACTCTGTGCGAGCGACCACGCTAAACGTGAACGCCGTAGAATCACAAAATGTCTACAGCGCCCCGGCAGATCAGTGGTGCCAATTCACGCTGGGGACATGGAGCGGAGCGGTTAACTCTGGGTTGACGTTGATCTATCGCGCCGCCGCTCCATCTACGGTAACGTGGATGGAATGCGACATCCACATCAACACCACCGAGACGCGAATCTCTGAGCGTGTGGCAGGGGCGCGAACGGGACTTGCGACCGAATCGACGACGACGTATGCGACAAACGATGTGATTCGCTGCTTTTCGATTGGGACGCGGCACGTCATCCAAAAAAATCAGGTCAGCGTCTTGGTCGGGGTCGGGTCCGGCGTCACCTCTGGTAGCCGGTCTGGGCTCGATATATTTGTGGCCACAGGGGGGAGTTTGGCGAATGTGACGGTGCTGGATTTTCAGGCCGGCGATTTTGTGGCACCCGGTAAAATAAACCCGACGATAATACAGACGGCGGTGCACCGATCATTTTCGTGGTAAAGGAGCACTTATGGATGCAGTCTATGTGAGTTGCAACATCACCCCGTTTGCGGCGACAACCGGGGCCAAAACGATTCTGAAACTGATCTCTCCGACCGG